GCGCAGGCTGCATGGGCAGATGGCGATGTAGTCACATTCCAGGGCGGGATCTCTGGCGCTTGGCAAAAGAACCTCGTGTTTCAAAAGCAGGCGTTTGTGCTTGTTTCTCGGCCGCTTGAGGATACTTTGCCTAACAGCTCGTATATTGTCGATCCGGTCACCGGATTGACGATTCGCGGGCAGGTCAAGTACCAGTACTACCAGACTGCATTCTATTTCGATGTTCTCTGGGGTACCGCATGCGTCCGGCCTGAGCTGGCGTGCTTTATTCTCGGATAATTCTCCACTCGACCTCCGCCGCAAGGGGCAGCGTTTCCTCCGTTGCGCTGCCCCACCTTTTAATTTTTAGGAGTTTTTTCTATGCTCGTAAAAACCTCTCATTTCACCGGTGGCTCGCCAGTTGGCGCGATTGCGTGCGGATCTGTCGATACGCTCAAAACCGCCGGTGCCGAATCAATTTCTAGTATCGAACCAATCGGCGCTACCGTTGTTGAGGTCGTTGCCGATCAGCCGTGTTTTGTTCGGTTCGCAAATGATACAGTAGAAGAGGCTGATATCATTGATAGCGATATGCTATTGTTCCTAGATGCGCGTGATCTCGCTGATACATACACCGATGCTGATCCTATTACTACATGGGCTGACAAATCCGGTAATAGCAGCGACGCCGCAGAGGTCACCACTCCGCCTGTGTACGACGAAGACGGCCTTGACGGCACACTTCCAAGCGCGCATTTTGACGGCGCTACCACGTTTCTGAATGCTACAATTGCTGCCACTGATTCAAAACTTACAGTGATGGTCGTTGGTAAGCTCGATAATGCCGCGGGCACTGCTACCATTCTTGGAGTCACGCCAGATATTGCGCTGCAATATGATGCTGATAACGACGTATTTGACTATACCGACGGTACCACGAACGCGACTGATGATGGCGTGTTGCAGGATGCGCCATTTATTTTGACCGCGTCGCCTAGTGGAATCTGGCAAAACGGCGCATTGTTGCAAGATACTATGGTGCTTGCAGATAAAACTATCACGTCTGTTGCTATTGGTGCGGACGCCGCGAATACAGGCGGTTTTGTTGATGGCGAAATTAGCGCTGTATTGATTTATAAAGGCGACTTGTCCGAAGAGAAACGCCAAGCGGCAGAGGGATATATTGCGCGCGAGTTCGGTATTGCGCTTGACGCGTCGCATCCGTATGCTAGCGCGTATCCTAGACGGTCGCATGCAACGTCAGCAAACGGCATTTACCTGCCTGCAAATACGGTGAGGCGCTTCGTAGTAAATCGCGATGATTATATATCAGTAATTCGCGCAGGCAGCACTGATGCGTCTGTGTACATCACAACGGCCGCCGAGGTCTAAATCTAACGAGGTGATATTTTGAGGATTCCAACGGTTGCGAGATACAATGAATCGGGAGACTGCGTCAAGGTCAATGTTGGAGACGATGAGAATTTGGCATACTACGCCGGGCTCGGATATAAATTCGATGAACAGCCTAAGCAAAAGCCAACTCCAGAGCCGGAAGAGATCGAAGAAACCGAAGATGAAGAGAAGCCGCGACGGGGACGACCTGCACAGAAAAAGCGGTAAATTATGGCATTGATACTCATAGTTGAAGACGGCTCCGGCGTTGAAAATGCCAATACATATATCAGTTTGGCCAATGCTGAAATCTATTTCGAGAGCCGCGCCAATAAAGCCGTCTGGAGTGGTGCAAGCGATGATGATAAAAACATCGCGCTTGTCGATGCGGCGCGGCAGATGGATATGATGTTTGACTGGTTTGGATCGCGCGCTACCGAAGATCAAGGGCTGAGATTCCCACGGTTTGGAATTTACGATCCAGACGGCTGGATGTACGATAGCAACGAAATTCCGACTGAATTGAAGGATGCGCAGTGCGAAATCGCGCTTGGAATATTGGCCGAAGATCGGACCGATGATCCTGACGGCATCGGGATTAAGCGTGTGAAAGCCGGATCTGTCGAAGTTGAATTTGATAGTACGAAAGTCAAAACTACCATTCCACCGATTGTATTGTCCATGCTGCGCCACCTCGGAAACTACCTGCCTGGCTACGGCTCCGCCAATCGGAGGTTGCAGCGGTAATGGGCTTAAAATCTACAATTCAGAACGCTGTTAATAGCGGACTTTCGGCGCTTGGTACGCTTAGGAAATCAATTACATATAGCCATCCTCAGCCTGAGATTAGCGTGTCCGATACGGTTGTATTTGCGACCGATGGCACGCTTACCGGCACAAATGATTTCGAGGCGCTCGGTATTGCAAAAGATATGATCATCTCGGTATCTGGCGCTACGAATAAGTCAAATAATCAAACCTGGATTGTATCATCGGTTGACGGTACCGAGATCACGGTCAACACAACGTATCGCGCGCCTGTTACGGAAACCTCGATCGTTACTATTCGATCGGTCAATTACCATCCTGATAGTGGCACTAATGGCAGGCTATTGGTAGAATATGGAGTCAACGCCATAATCCTAGAATACTCAACCGGCGAAATGATGGTTAATCACGAAATCGCAAACGGTGATCGAAAGGTAATATTCAGCTCTGGCGACTTGGCTATCGTGCCTAGCGTTTCTGGGCGATTATCTATTGATAGTACCGAGTATGAAATCAAGCGCGTTTCCACGGATCCGGCCAATGCTACGTATGAAATTCAGGCGCGGAGGGCGAACTAATGGCTAAGGCGTACGTCACAAATTTAGACGTGAATCGTATCATGAATAAACTCGGCACTACCGCCTGGCTTACGATGCGCAAAATGTCATACGATGCTTATACGGCAGCCGTAGCAACAACTCCGGTAGATACAGGCCGCGCGCGCGGATCTTGGAGTATCAATGAAGGCTCCGGTAAAAATGCGGACATTGGACCGCAAGCAAAGAGCGGCAGCGTTGACGCTGCCAAGGCGAAGGCTAACGCACAAGCAATGGGCAATGCGCGCGCGATATTCGGCAAAACCATGCGGATTGATAGAATACCGGTTCTTGTAGTATCGAATTACGTCGATTATATCAACTACTTAAATGATGGCACAACCAAGATGAAAGGCCATCATATGGCCGAACACGCAATCGCTGCGGCGAAAGGCAAGGCGAAATTCATTTGAGCTTTTCTAGCATACAACACGCGATTGTGACGCATTTTTCCGAGAATTGGCAGAATCGGCTGCCTGTCGACTATGACAATTTGCCGCCGAATCATAAAGGCAGTGATGATATTTGGTGTCGGTTTTATTTCGATTTTAGCGGCGGCGCGCAGCAATCGCTTGGTGGCACTGCGACGCACGCATGGTCAGGTTATATTGTGGTACAGTTATTTGTGATGCGGAATATCGGAACGGATGATGCGTGGGATTATGCGGAAAATATACGTCAAATCTTGCAGCGCAGAACTCTTGAATTTGACACTTCAGGCCGGATTTATACGCACACACCAACGGTAAAGCATGCTGGGGAAGAGCCTTTTCAGATTAACATCGTGACACCGTTTGAAGTTCGCCAATTATACGATAGGATCAGTGATTAATTTATGGCTATCAAGCACCTCGCAGATTACAAACTGCGAATTGCGGAGCAGACAACGTTTGGCACAGCGCCTACCAATCCGGTTATGCTACCGGTTGAGATCGAGCCTGGCACGAGTATCAATCCTGAGTATGACGAAATATTGGGCGAAGGCCATCGTGGAGACGCGCAGTATCGCGAGCATTTTCTTGTTGGTACGGGTTGGTCAGGTTCGATTCGTTCGGAATTATTCCCTGATCATTCGCGGTTGTTCCAATTGATGCTAGGCGCGATGCGCGGTGATGAGAACGCGTATATCGGCCTTTCAACGGATCAATTGATAAACACTTCTGATATTGCCAGCGCTTATTTTTACGCGTATCTAGACGGCACGAGCACGGAAAAGGATTGGTCGGATCTCGGCCTTGCGCCTGGACGCTGGCTTAATGTAGCAAGCGGGCATAATGCTGCGGGCTCGTGGCAGGTCGATGATATTATCGATACTCCGGTCAAGCTCGGTCATTTGGATGGCGCTGCGAATCTGCTCTCTGGCGCGCGTTCGGTCGCCGTATCACCAGACGGTAATTATGTGTATGTCGCGGCGTTAACTTCCGACGCGATGGTAATTTTCGACGTAACCGATAAAAGCGCACCGGTCAAGCTCGGGCATTTGGATGGCGCTGTCAATATGCTCGATGGCGCGTATTCAGTCGCCGTATCGCCAGACGGTAATTACGTCTATGTCGCGGCGGATAATTCCGACGCAATGGTCATTATTGACG